TCAGTAGTTTACAAGTGATAAAGCAGGTCTATTTTCTTTCCCGCTTTCATCTTGTGCCAAAAACGTGACAATTCCACTAAAACGACTCAAATGCTCAGTGCTCAGGTGAGCATATTTATTGACCATTTCTAGCTTCTCCCATCCTCCGAGTTCTTTCAGTGTCATCAGCGGTGTTCCGTTCTGGACGTGCCAACTTGCCCAAGTGTGCCTTAAGTCGTGAAAACGGAAATCGAAGATACCTGAAACCTTCAAAGCGTTTGCGAAATCAGCGCGGCTGATCTCCTTAATGACACCACCGTCTACTGAGAAAACATATTCAGAATCACGGCTACGGCCAGCGATAATTTTCACTGCCTCATCATTGAGTGGGATCGGTCGCGCTTTCCCTGATTTCGCATTTTCTGCCGTAACCACAGCAATACGGCGTGAGAGGTTAACGTTTTCCCATTTCAGAGAAAATATCTCTCCTTTCCTCGCGCCAGTAAGCAGCGCAAATGAAACCACATCCTTCATCCAATCCAGACGCAAAGCACCGATAAGCATCCTTGCCTGTTCCTTCTCAATCCACCGAACACGAACCTTTGGCTCTCTCTGCGTTGATAGGTGAGGCATACCATTGAGCCAGCCAGACGAAACAGCCAGAGAGAATGCTCGCATAATAAATGCCCTGTACCGGTTACGGGTGGCATTAGATAGCTTGCACTTCTTCGCGGTAGAGTGAGTGGGGAGGTTGTTTGCGATATCCTCCCCTGTGATTTTAGAGATGATCCGGCCACGAAAAACAGATAACCAGTATCTGGCGTAAATCTGCTTATTTTCAAAGCAAGACTGGTTCTCTGCATCACGCAACGCAAGGATCACAATGTCATCAAAAATACGGTCAGGTATCTTATCCAGCTTCGCGACCTGCCATAGTTCGTGCTTTAGCTTGTCGTGGTACTCCTGAGCTTTCGTTTTTTCCTCGGTGCGAGTAGAGCGTCTAATTCGCGTTCCGTCTGGAGCGGAGATATCGACCCAGTATATTTTTCCTCTCTTGATGATCGGCATTTCATTGACTCCTTACCGACCACACCCAGCCGGATGGCATTGTTAACTTTGCTTGAAAAACTTACCAGACTTTCTTCTCTTGCACGCCATGAACCACCAACCTTGAACATGTTGAACTTGGCTGGGTTCCTGTAGATTGTGTGGGTTGAGACGTTTAGTCGTTCGGCGACGGCTGATACTTTTAGATATTGTTCATCCATCATTTATCCTTATCCGTCACTTTCATGCAGTAGCAAGACAGCACCATCCACGGCTTAAACCTGCCGCATAGTGGCGCTAACTATGTGGTTATTGAGAATGCGGCCTATGCGCATGGTTAACTGGCGCTGCATTTCTTCCGGCGCTTCCGGCTCACCGGGAGTACCGAACCCGGCAAAGAAATCACTAACTTCGCTCAGAATCAGCGTTCTAATATCTGTTAGTGATTGGCGAAATGGCTCGCTTACAGGTTGTGCTGAACGAAACATCTCAACGATTCGAGATAGTGAATTGAAGTTCATAAACGGAACCGCTTGATAGCCTTTCTCCGGCGTAGCATCGAATTCACGTTTAACGCCTGTTACTTCGCTTACTGCGTCCATGAGCTTATCGAATGAAACAAGTGGCGGCACAAGCGCTGAGGCAGGATGCAGTGAGCGAATTCCCTCTGCTATTTCTGCTAATGTCTCTGAATAATCACGCTGTGCATCGTTCCCAAACTCAAACGAGCCCGTGTCGCTATCATGCTGGCCATGTTCGTTGTCGTATGCTTCACGCTGTCTCTCAACCCACTTTGCTGCGGCTATTATGCCGTCACGGTAAAATGAAATTGTTGGCTCAAGCTGTTCTGGTATTACAGGTTGTGCATTGATAGCTGGAGCGAACTGATATTCTTTTAGCTGAGCATATGCTTTTCCATCTTTCATTCCTGCCTTTCTGTAAGCGTACCCGGCACAGGCGAGAACACTGCGAGGAACGGCGACTAAATCATCATCGCTAATGCGCTGGCGCTGCTCTGGTATTACAGGTTGTGCGGGTGCTGGCGATAATGCATTTATAGCGATATCTAATTTGTTTCGTATAGCAATCAATGATTCCGCGCTGTTGGATTTAACTATAAACAGCGTACCTACATCTTCTGTCTTAGAGCCGCCTAGCAAATCGGTATAGTCGGAAAGATTTGGGCGCTTTGGCTGGGGAACTGGTGCAAACGAAATACCCGCGTGACCGCTTTCAGGCCAATGTGTGTCACTAATTAGAACGTCACCATTGCCAAAGTTAGCGGTAAGAATTCCTGACTCATAAGTGAAACCTTGCGGCAGTTCAGGCTGTTTAGGTAATACCGGTGCTGCATAAAGCGGCATAAACGCATATTTATCTTTTTCAGGGTAAACCGTTGCTGTAGTGCGCGGGAAATCACAAGGTTCAAGATATCCATACGGTTTTTCTGCTGCTTGCTCGTATGCCAGAAGTTGTCGAGCCATCAACTCTGCTTCTTCAGCGGGAATCATGACATTTGCACTGTTCCCGTACTTTTCACGCCATGTAGCGATAGTTTCTAATCGATCAGTTGTTGACTTAGTCATGTTTTATGCCCCAGCAGATTTGAGTTTTATAGACGCTTTTCACGCGATGAACCTTTCCGGCCTTTTCCAACTTTTTTAATCGGCGCAATACTGCTGGCGTATCGATTTTCTTATCAAAGTCGCGTAGCCAGTTCGTAACAACGTATGTCATGCATCGGCCGTGAGATTTCAGGACTTGGATAATTTGGTCATCGCTAATCGCGGATAGTCCTTTACTGTTACTGTGCATCATTAATCCCCTTCAAGCTTTTGGATGTAATAGCCTGAATTAGTCTAATTGCAGCTGCTTTTTGTGAAGCAACACTCGCGATTACAGTAGCTCTCTCTTTATCTGTGCTGGCGCAGACACCGGACCAGGATGAAATGAAGAAGAAATTTTCCAACTCACTCATAGTGGAATTATTTACTAACTCCTCAATCATCTGCGCAATGATGTGTGCAGGGCGATGCCGTAGAAGTTCTTGTATTGTGTAGCCAAACGCATTGATCATAACCGCGTGGAACTGGATGTAATCCCGCTTATATTCAGCGGGCGTACAACCATGCCTAATTCCCTCGATGGCTGTTAGCTTGAGCCATGCCTCCCAAATGTCATAGATGTCACTAGTAGCAAGCTCATCCCCATTACTAGAGAATTTTGCAGTTGCATCACTCAGGGGTTTGAAGCTAATCCAGAGATCGCTTTTCGCCGGAACCACGTTGTGTTCAAAATCTGTTATTTCTGAGAACACGGCATGGGATGACAAAAACGAAACCATATCCTGAGCAATTTTATTCCTACCGTTATAGGCCATATTGATGGCCGCTGATGGCTTCGATACGTTGTTGTTGATGTCGGAAAAGAACTGCTGGCGCGTCTTGAGCGGAAGTTGGTGTGTCAACATCATTGGGATATGGATAGGCTCTCCGTAAGTGCGGCAGAACTCCGCAATGCCTGCCGCGCGATGCTGACCGTCAAACAGTTTAATTTCCGCATCCATCGGGAATCGCGCGACACCCACATTCGTATTGCCAAACTCTTCGAACTCAATGAATGAGTCGCAGTTTCCAACCAGCGGAGGGATGATGAACGGCTCTTTTTTCTCGTAAGCTGTTCGCAGGTACTCATAAAACTTTTTCGCACGTGCTGGATTGAGTTCTCGCTGAGAACGCTCAAGCGTATTGCCGTGGTTATCTGATGCCAGAACGCGAGTTAGCGCGCGCGCTGGGACTGTCATCATCAACACAACCGTATTTCCCTGTAGGCCTCTCGACGCAGGAAACTCAAAGAAATAATCGCCAACTTTGCTCATTTGTCTGACTCCTTTCCCCGCGCATCACGCTGCTGAACTACTGATTCGTATGTCTGGATTGGTAGGTTGTTCATGAATATCTCCTAACCCATCCAGTCTCTGTATTCACCAGATGCAATAAGCTTTGCTCGGCGCTTGGCTGCGTCGATATGCTTTTGCTTCATTCCGTTTGTTATTGAATCTAATGACTTGAGACTGATGGGGATTGTTTTCTTTGGTCGGGGTGGGATGAGTCGTTTTGCTTTTCGTTCTATCGAATAGAATCGGTCCCTGATTCCTTCTTTCTCAGCCCATTCCGTGGCTACGATTTTCACAACTTTGGTGTCTATGAGGACTTGGTAAATCTTTTTATTGAATTCAGGCAACCTCATTCCGAAGTGCTCAGCCAACTCTGATCCTGTCATTGGCCTTTTTCCGAGCATCCTGACTACGCTTTCCTTGAATCCTGTGGAGTTATGAGGACGCCGGTAGAATGCTAATCGGCGCATTTACACCTTCCATTGCTCCCCGAACTGGAAGCCTAGGTCAGACAAAACAGAATCCATTGCCTCAATGAACTCTGGAACCATCTCATCAAACTGGGTCATGGTTTCCTGATCGCGTTCAAGCAACACATAGTGAAGACCTTCACGTTTCATGCGTGGGTCATAATTCGCAAAATACCAACCGCTTGCGCCTGTTACCCACATGCTGTATTGGCATTGAGCTATGTATTCCGGCTTGATAACGCCATTCACTCTGAAATCGAGATATACAGTGGTGGTGAACGGACACTTTATCTCTAGGCCGTAGCCATCAGAGCAAATCCCATCAGGGCTAGCCGCGGTGCGCAATGTTTCATCCTTGAACATGATGTTTTCAGTGCTGACATTTTTCTCTGCCATAAACTCGAATAAGGTTCTGGCTTCGGCCTCGTGCTCAGTACCCCATTCAAGTGGCTTACCGAAAATCTCTGGTGATTGACCAGTACAAACCTCGGCGACTAATTCCATTAGATAGCTTTTCTTCTTCTCTCCCCATCCTTTACCGCCGCGTCCTGTTGCTAAAACGGCATGGGCTCGAGATGCAGTGATCACTCCAAGTCGCAAGGCCTTCCAGTCCTCACCACCTTGCTCAGCGGTTAGCACATTGATCCCTGTGCGCTGTAGAATTAATTCAGGAGAAATCATGCGGCCGCCTTTTTATTAAGGAAATCTATAACCTTGTGAGCCTCTAGCTCGCTTAGTTCGGTTGCGTTTGAGAACGGGCGGCGGAAGATAGTTGCGCATAGTGGCAAAAGGTCGTCATCCCAGTTCTTATTCATCTTGATAAGCAGATCCGTAATTGCTTTCACCGACTCGTCAGAGACAGGCGTGATATCTTTCTCAGTTCGTTCTTCCTTGAAATTGATACCTTCACCGCCGTCTGTGTTCACATAGTCGATTGCAGCATCAAGGCGCTCGCGGCGTGGCCAGTATTTTGCAGCCTGTTTGACTACGGTCTTGAGGATCATCTGCTCTTCATCGGTTCTCCATGGAGAGGACTTGCCAGACTTAAAACCTTCAGAACGATCACGTATAGCGAAGATGTCCGCGATTCGCATTGTGTGTGTCAGATAATCGCCATCGTCAGTTTTCACTACACAGTAGGCACCAACAATTTCTCCGCGCTCTTCAGTCGTTCCGAACTCGTTAAACTCATGAACCGGTGGCCTATCGATTGCTGTCCGCATGAATTTGTCATTCTTACGGACGATTGATGACTGGCACCATTTGATAGCCCCTGACTGCTGGGCTATATGCATCAGCCCCATATAGCTTATATCCAGACAGATACGGCCTTTGCGTGGCACCAGATAAGCAAGTTTTTGTGCTGGGTTAAGCGTGATACCGATAGCAGCAACGTTTTTTATTGCACTACATGTCGTGACAGGGCTATTAATCGCCACCCCAGCCAGATAGTCATTATTAGCGAAAATCTGCATGGCAAATTCTGACTCTCGCTTAAAGCTGATTGATGGTTCAGAGCAAATTTGTTCGAATTCAGGCTGAAGAGGGTTAATCAGGCCATATACCTGATTAATAACCTGCTGGTTACTCATGCTGCCTCCTGCATGTGTTTAAGCTCGATGGCTGTTTGGTATTGACTAGATGCGTGAAGAACGTCGAACAACGCTTTTGCTAGGTTCTCAGGGTTATCGCTATGCTCTAAACCTAGCTCTAATGCTTCGTGGGAGAGTCCTGACAGATGGCTTAATGCTTTGATGATGTGATACTGCTTTGTTTCATTTTCCCACGCCTCGGCCTGCTGGAGAACTAATTCACTGGTCTGTTCGCTAAAGCCGCTGATAATTTTATTTAGCTCGATAATCACTGATGCATTCATAGCGGATCACCTTTGATGAATAAGTGCTTAACTACGGGAAGTCGTTTAACCCAGCGCAGAAATCGACAAGCTCTCACCGCTTGGATTCGGCGTGGTTCTCTCATGAAATCAGTCATAGTTATTTGCTCCAGAGTGGAGAAAAGAATTGAGTGACGATACGAACGATGCGGTCTAGTTGTGATTCGGTAATCTGAGAAGCGCCCATGAGAGCGCCGCCCGCGATGGCATAATTCATCATGGGTAGCTCCTGTAATTGCTTTGAATTTGATTAGTAGTTGATGCTGATAGGTGGGCGCTGGCCGGAGGCGGCTAACGCTTTTTGATTCTTAACGATTGCACAAACACATTCCCGAGCTACTGCTTCGCTTAAGCCAGTACTCATAAGAATCGCCATGGCTGCATTATTGATTTTCTTCTGGTGAGCGATATTATCTGCGCGGCGAGCTTCTTCATCCTTGATGCGCTTTTCTTCGGCTAATCGAGCCTGTTCCTTCTGCTCGTTTTCACGCTTAATTCGCTCTGCTTCTTCGTGAGCCTTTCGTTGCTCTTCGGCAATGGCTTGCTGTTTGTCGCGCTCGGCTTTTTCAGCGGCTTCTTTCTTCTCACGTTCGGCTCGCTGCTCAGATTCGATGCGCTCACGTTCGGCGCGTTCCTTAGCCAATGTCGCTTCACGTTCTCTGGCCGCCGCCGCTTCGATTTCACGCTTTGCCGCTTCGTCTGCTTCGCGCCGCGCTTTCTCTTCGGCCTCACGCTTAATTCGTTCTTCATGCTCGCGTTTGGCTTGCTCAGCTTTCTGTCGTGCTTCTTCGCGTTCGCGGTCAATCTTCTCGTTCATGAGCAAAGCCATTTCATGGCCTGACTCATACTGAATAGCGCGTTGTAGGTCGATATTTTCATTCATTACCAACGCTTCGGCGTGCATGGCGTTCATTTCTTCTTCGGCCTTGATACGCTCCTGCTCAGCCTCCCAGTCCGTCACAGGCTTACGAATCTCAACCGCAAGTTCGTCCAGCGAATCCCTTACTTTTTTACGGCTGGCATCGACAAGAGCAGGGCGCTTCTTCATCTCTGCAACTAACTTCTTACCAGCATCGTCAATAGCTGTCTTAGTGCTACGGACATTCGCCGCCATGCTGATGTATGCACGGCGTCCCTTGACTGTATTCAGGTCACCAACTACAGAAGATGCTTTTTCACGGATGTCTTTAATTAACCCTTCAATGAATTCGTCATTAATAAAAGCAGCTTCGAGCTCAGCCGGTACGCTCGGTAGAGTGACTAATGCAATTTCGTTCTTTTCCTCGCTCACTGGCGATCTCCTTTGTTGGTTTCATTGCAAAACGCCTACGCTTTGCGATGAATTAGTTTGTTTAGGTGCCGTATATCAACGCTTTATGAACGTCTTGCATAATCACAAAATTAGTAATGATTAGCTGGTATGATTTCCACCCACCCCAGAAGTGGAGTTTTAGGTGTTATACCTCGAATATTGACCTTGTTTGACCTGATATCCGGCATCCGTATCAGGTCTTTTTTTTGCCTGAAATTCGGATATAAAAAAGCCCCTAACGAGAGGGGCAAAACGTGTCAGCTAACCAGAGAACAGTCATTCTCCGGTTATGAGCGGGATTGCTCACAGCAGATACTCAGTGAATACCTGCGATGTGCATTACTCGAATTCTATTCAATTTCTACGATGTAACCTTCTTTGCGTTTTTGCTCTGCAAACTGCCGTGCACCATTCCAGTCGTAGCAAGTGCGGCGTCCAACTTCGGCACCCTTATGCGACCAGATAACGTGGTAGCGCTTCATATCTATCTCCATTCTGGGTATAAAAAAGACCGCTATGCGGCCTGTAGCATTTTGATTTTGCACTCACACTGACTAGCTCTATTTTTCCAAGCCAGCTCGACATAACATTGACGCAGAGTTTCGCAATCTCGAAAAAGCAATGCCCTTGCGCGATATTCGTTTTTAGCCTCGCGAAAGATTTCCATCCAGAGCTTTTCAAATGCCATACCTACCTCTCTAAATTAAGGGAATGCTAATGGCCGCCATCAGGCAGCCTTGCTAATTTCTAAGCTCTCTAACCGTGCGCCTGCAACGTAAGCCCAATACATCCAGTGGTCTCTAGCATCACCTTCGTCTTCTGCCTCAATCACACGATCAAAGTCTTCGCCATTCCACTTCCCTGTGCAGCGAAATTTGGTGCTTTCCTCTTCCATACTTCACCTCAAATTAAGGGAATGCTCTTCCCGCGTGATTTCTGCACTGCATGAATCTTGCTTCCAAGCGGGTTCGTGTCTTTGTACCAAATACGGTGGTTACTTCGTTTCACCTCAACCTCAAGCTCTTTAGCTGCTCTCGGTGTCGGTAGGGATAGTGCTTTTACTGTTCTCTCTGAGCATCCAGAGAGCGTGGTAGCGATTTTGCTTGCCAATCGACGCTCTGCATTTGCCGAATTTCTCTCTTCACTACGGCGCTCTAAACGGCGTAATTTGCAGCGTTGTTTTGCGTTCATGGATTTCTCCGTTAGTTAGCTTTGGTGGTGTGGTGGCTGGTAGTCTTTCCCCAGCTTGTTGAGTCTCATTTCGTGGGGTATAACCGGCACCCCAGAGATTTTCCCATGCAACAACGTGCGCGTTATGGCGGCCTTATCGCCCGCGACTCCCCATCTCGTCCACATTATTGCTAATGTTGGGAGCGCTTCACCGCTCAACAGTAGGTAAGCACTTGCCAGTGACTAACTGGCCTCACCACACCCCAAAGCCAACTACTCTTTGACTCACACTCTCGCAGTGAGCGCGCTCATGCCCTTGAGTATCTGTCGCGTTATCGCCGCTAATAACCGGTGCGCGTTTAGCGTTCGCGCTGCTTTACCGGAGCTTGTTTTGATATATGAACCTTGACCCATCACTACACAGGCTCGCTCGTTGGCGACTCAGGTCAGCATCATTACTGCTGCATTGCCTTTCGGCTGCGGTCTAACCGCTTTAGTGCACCATTTGGCACCTCCTGTTATTGGTTAGAAATTTCGTACACCTCTCGGCATACCTTCTGATTGTTAAAGAGCATCCAACTTCCTGTTGGTTAGTGCGTCATGCCGTGTTGATGGAGTAGATTATTAACCAGTAGTTATTTTCAGTCAATAACCAATGGTTAATAAAGTTAAGTTTATAAGTTAACTATATGAACCTAGTGATGTTTTATTTTTTATGATTGGATATCTGGGCTGTTTTTGGTGGTAAAGTGAGCAAAAAAAAGGAGGGCATATGGAAAAGAACGCGATCGGCTATAACGACCTATGCGAAGCGGTGGGAAAGGCAACGCTGAATTTGGTGTCTTACAAGCAAGAGGTGAAGAAGGAATACATCATTTCGATGTTGGAATCTTTCGCTCAGATAGAGTATGACGAGAAGAGAAGGGCGACGTACATAATGGCAGCGGAGGCAATGAAGGAGTGAGGCAATAAAAACCCCGCTCGGCGGCGGGGAGTTACTAGACTAGCATTACAGAGTAATGAATTACTCGACCAATTATTTCAACGTTATCTTGATCGGCTTCTTCATCGGGGAAGTCTATTTTGTTGTAGCTTCTGATGCTTAGCTTCTTGTTTGGCAATCTGAATAATTGCTTAACTCTCAATAAGTCACCATGATCTATTGCGTAAATAGCCCCATCTATAATTCTTTTATTGGCTAGATCAACAGTTACCGTAGTTCCCTCTGGGATTACTGGTTCCATGCTGTGCCCATGCACTGGAAAAGCGATGGTACAGGCTGGATCTGCGCCAGCGCGACGAAGTGTTGCCTTAGAGAATCTAAGCTTAAATCCATTATGGTCTTCGTTATTCACGCATCCGTGTCCTGCTGCTAGCTCAATACTTTTGAAATAAGGGATCTCCACCTCATCATCACCGAGAGGTGTATCGCTATCCCACACGTCAACGCCACTCCACTGGTTCTGTGGAGGCATATCTGGTTCTTTTTGAGCTATAGCTGCATCTTGGCTCATAGGTTCCACTCCATACTCAAGCCATTCAGCCCTAACATTCAGCCACCGGCTAAGCGCAAGGATGTTTGTTGAGTCTGGAATTGCCGCTCCATTTCTCCACTTCCAGATAGCGGGTTCGCTAATTTCAATACCCTGTTTTTTTAGGGCTGCTTTAATTCTTCCGGGCAATCCCCTCCCTGCCACGCCTGCATCTAAACAAGCCGCATCAAGTCTCCGAGAGAACGCCTCTTTCACATCGTCTTTTTTAACCATGCGTTAATTATCCAAAGAATTGACATAACTGTCAGTTAAGATATATTCTTAACCCGAAGTTAATTTAGTTAATAAGGATGCTTATGAACCCTGTACAAATTGCAGTAAATGCGGTTGGCGGGCAGACAGCAGCAGCTAAGTTATGCGGTTTATCAGTTGTGGCAGTTCATAAATGGGCTGTAAAGGGGACGCTTCCCCGTACCGAGTACACAGGTAAAACCAATTATTCAAAGCTGTTAGCTAATGCCTCAAATGGAAAATTCACTTCTGAGTGGCTGTTGAACGCAGCAAACCCAGATAAAACAAGCTTAGCAGCTTAAGCAACACCGCTCTTTAACAGTCATGGCCTCCCTGCCGCAATGTGGGGAAACCCCAACCACCTACAACGGTGGTGTAACTATTTATTCAACAAAGGAAGTATCACAAATGGAACATGCAAGTTATAGCAAGCGCATTAACGAAGTGGAGACAGAACTCCGCTGTCGGATGATGCAGAAGACTAACCGAGAGTTAGCAAAGCAAGCAGGGTGGCACGAATCGAAAGTAAGCCGCCTCAATATCCGCGACATGGCAACGATGTTCGTACTGCTAGAGAAGGTATGGGAAACCAGTTTGATTCGTGAGGTAGCGCGTCAGGCTGTGGAATCGGTATTGCCACAAAAGAAAAAGTCGCCGGTGGCAGCCGACGACTCTCAGATCACTATGACTTTCTAGTACTGGATCTATTCACAGGAGTAATTATGCACCTAAATGAGTCGGTCAGGCAACCGGGTATCTTAAAGCAAATGGCGATACCAGATGGATTCCGCCTAAATGGCTGGGTATACATCCTTAGTAATGAATGCATGCCGGGTATTTATAAAATCGGCATGACTAATAACCATCCCTCAGTTAGAGCCAAGGAACTGTCTTCCGCCACAGGCGTACCCGTTCCATTCAAAGTTGAAGCAATGTTCCATTGCGACAACGCCGCTTACTCAGAAACAGAAATACACGCCAGTCTATCGGATTGTCGCATTAATGAATCCAGAGAGTTTTTTCAAGAGGACTTGGAAAACCTAATTGGTGTGTGTGAAGGCGAGACCCAAGCTAATTCTGCATCTGGAGTGCAGGCACTTGCTGATAGGTACGAAATAATTTCCTTTGAAAATCTCGATGAACTTAATCTCCCTGCGCTATTCGATGACATAGGTATAAATGTTTTTGGTGATCGTCTAGCTATTGCTGAACGCCTAATCAGGCTAGGCGCGGAGCTAGTCAGAGAGAAGTTAAATAAGTTCGGATGCTCAATTGTTTTCTCTGACGATAAATCCTTCGCAATTATGTGTGAAGAGCAGCAATGGCAGGAAGAAATGGAAAGAGAACAGGCTGAGTTCTACGCCAAACAAGAGGCCGATGGCATCTATGGGCCACAGAAAATAGCGGAGTTTTAGATGGCTAGATCACGAAACATCAAACCCGGATTTTTCACTAACGACGAATTAGCAGAGTGTAGCCCGTTTGCACGACTGCTATTTGCTGGACTGTGGACTATCGCGGACCGAGAGGGTCGCGGCGAAGATCGCCCGAAGAAAATTAAAGTATTAGTTTTGCCATTTGACGATGTAAATGTTGATGAACTGCTCGATACGCTTTCGAGTAAAGGATTTATCCGCCGCTATAAGGTTGATGGCGATTCATATTTCCAGATATCTAATTGGGCTAAACATCAAAACCCGCATCATAAAGAAATTGCATCGGTTATTCCTGCACCACCAGAGCATGAGGATACTGTTTGTGAGGGTTATACACCTCTAAGCAATTCAATTAGGGAGCGGATTAAAGCCAGAGATGGTGAGAAGTGTAATTATTGTGGATCGGTTCATAACTTAGAAATAGACCACATCACACCAATATCGAAAGGTGGTAATAGCACTGACGACAATTTACAGGTTCTATGTAAGACTTGTAACTTATTGAAATTCAATCACATAGTTAACCAAGAAGAATGCATTAAGCAAGGACGAGTCGTGCTTGCCTCAAGCATGAATCATGAACAAACCAAGGAGATCGCTTCTTGTCCCACTGATTCCCTTAACCTGATTCCTGATTCCCTTAACCTGATTCCCTATAACACCCAACCCGCTGAAGCGGATTGTGCAGGAGAGGAAATTCAGGAGGCCACAGTTCATCAAATGGCAAGCCGTTATGCATTTGAGGGGAATGTTGTTCGTCTGAATCATAAAGACTTCGACAGCTGGAAAGCGCTCTTCTCGAATATTGACCTCGTATCTGAACTGACACGTCTAGATCTGGAGTTTACTCACCAGAAGCCAAAGAACTGGTTTAACACAGCCAGTGCCAAGCTCAACTACCAGAACAAAAATGTCTACAAGCAACCGGTGAAGCGAGCAGTTAACGATAACTTCTCCGGCAAAGACTATGGGCAAACAGACATGCCAGCATGGGCGGAGTAACCATGAACCTGATAGAAAAAATCATCAACGTTGAGAAGCGACTCAATGACCTATCCAAGCCACCAATTGAAATCGAACATACCGTTGTCGCTTACTCAACTGCCGTGTGTGAAAAGCATGGGGAGTTCGAGCAGAGAACGCGGCAGTCAGTCGGACCTGTGAAAGTTCCATCCTACCCGTCACCATGCCCGAAGTGCTTAGCTGAAGAATTAGCTCACCTCAAGGCAGAGCAACAGGCCACAGACGAACGCGCCAAACAGCGCAGAATCGATAACCTGATGCGTGAACTCGAGGTTCCTGAGCGATTCGCACCATGCACGCTGGAAAACTACGAACCGGTCAATCCAGAGGCTAAGCGCTGCCTGAACGTCTGCAAGGCGTATGCGGCTAAATGGCCTGAGAGACTGAAGCAGGGCGGCGGGCTGGTGATGTGCGGTAAGCCCGGCACTGGAAAGAATCATTTGGCACTGGCTATCGCCAAGCATGTGATCCGCGAACATCAGGACTCGGCGCTGTTTACGACTGCGCTACGCGTTGCCAGAAACTTCAAATCGACATGGAGCAAGACGGCAACAATGACGGAAGCGGAAGTCATAGCGACGTATACCGCGCCGGATCTGCTAATCATCGATGAGGTTGGCGTTCAGTTCGGCTCAGACTCTGAAAAGATGATCCTGTTTGAAATCATCAACACCAGATACGAGAAGATGCGCCCGACCATCCTGATAAGCAACCTGACTCGGGAAGAGTTGGTTACGTTTATCGGTGAGCGTGTTCTCGACCGTATGAGCGATGGCGGTGGATGTACGCTGGCGTTTACGTGGGAAAGCTACCGATCGAAGAGGGCGGCGTGATGTCAAAAATTAGAATGGTTATCTCCCACATCGAAAAGCATGGCGCGTCGCCGATGGGAGAAATATGCAGAGGGACTGGGTTCAGCATCAGAGAAGTTAACTCAAGCCTGAGATATCTCGCGCGAATCGGAATGCTGATCAAAACGGGAAGCCGCGGCAAATATCGGTACGGTATCCCAGAAGCACCAAAACACGCCAAAACTAAGCCTCCAGCACGAAAGAAGACAGCCATCATAGCAAAAGACAATACCGCAACCCTCGGGGCCAAGAAGCAGGAAATCGAACAGCTGATTAATCGCGGATTGGTTCGTCGAGCGCAAACGGAAATATCACGTCTTATTGCTAAAGCTCGCGATCTGGACACAGTAAATTGGGCGATGGACAAGGGCAACGCCTGCGGATTCAGAGCCAAATACTTTTAGGAGATAGTCATGACAAGTCGTGAACAGTTTGAGGCGTGGGCACCTAATTATTGCTGGAAATACTCGACGACTAAGGAGTTAGCGTGGCTGGCATGGCAAGCAAGCCGCGAGGCGGTGGAGGTGGAGTTGCCAACAGCAGAAGGCGAAGAAGGCGGGATAACCGAGTTAATTGTTGATCTCTGTAGTGAGGCGATCCGCGCCGCTGGCATCAAGGTTAAGGGGGAGTGATGTGAAAAAGTTAATTCTATTATCCGCGTTCTTATTGGCTGCATGTGATGGAAAGCCAGCCCCTGCAACTATTGACTCCAAGGTTTCCACGGTTGATACCGGACGGTTTCAGGTAAACGAAATGGCTAAATTTAGCGACTCAGATGCCTACAACGGCAGCAGGAAGATATTTCTGATCACCGACAAAGACTCAGGAAAGGAATTTATCGGTGTATCTGGCGTAGGGATATCAGAGGTTGGCACTCACACATATTCAACTGGCAAGCAGATTATAACCGCCCCTGACGAAAGGTGAACAATGCAAATCGACATGGTTAAAAATGCCGGTGGCGTTTTTGTACCAATGTTCGAACACGATTTACCCCGCCTAACTAAGTTCAAAAACGGTGAAGTCTACACCGCAGAAATCAAGCTTACACGTAACCCTCAATTTCACAGAAAAATGTTCGCCTTCTTCAAATTTTGCTTTCAGCACTGGTGCGCAAGCAAGGCAGGGCTTGAGCATATGGATGAGCACAGCCAGTTTGACCGGTTCCGCAAAGACCTAACGATACTCGCAGGTTTTTACGAGCAGACGGTACGGCTAAACGGTGAGATACGAACTGAGGCTAAGAGCTTGGCATACGCGAACATGGAAGCGGATGAGTTCGAACGTTGCTACAACGCAATGATTAACGCAGCCATCAAACATATTTTCGCCGGAACGAGAGACGAAAATATCCTCAATCAACTACAGAGCTTCTTCTAACCAATTGAAACTATTCCGTTATGGGGATTCCCATATCGGGCATATAGCTATGGAGAATACCCATGAGCGACAAACTACCTCGTAACTTCGGATGGGACAGGCACAAGCTAGCCACGCTCACATACGAAGAATTAGAAATACTTGAAGCAGATGTGAAAGAGAACCATGAGTGCAGGAATGGGATTTATATCTACGACGCAGCGGGAAGAAAGAAACTGGATGCACTCAGTTGGGCTGTCTACTACAAGAACAAAGCTGACAGAGCTGCCGACCCCGAGCCACCGGAGGCCGCATGAAACGACAGCGAAGTCCGACACAAATAGCGATAGACAATTTAATCTTCAACAAATCCACTCCCAGAAGTAAACCCCAACCCATATCAACAGTAACTTTCAACTACAGCGCCCATCTACACGATGTACGTTGGCTGAGAGTGCGAGCGAGGAATAGACATGACTGAACCACGCGAAGGGATATACCTCCGCATTAACGGAGCTGACTATCGAAAGGTTTACGTAGTAGGCGATTTACACGGCTGCCACGGCCTACTGATGACGCACCTAGAAGATATTAAATTCGACTTTGCCGAAGATTTGCTGATTTCAGTTGGTGACCTAATCGACCGTGGTGGACAGAACGTCGAGTGTCTCGACCTGATTAACCAGCCATGGTTTAGAGCTGTTAGCGGCAACCATGAGCAGATGGCTATTCAGGCATTAAACGGCGCCGGCAATGTAAATCACTGGCTAGCTAATGGCGGCGGCTGGTTCTTCTACCTTGATTACGACCAAGAGGTTCTCGCTAAGGCATTAATCGCACATGCGGAAAGTTTACCGCTAATTATCGAAGTAAATTTCCCCTGCAAGCGTTACGTGATAGCCCATGCAGACTACCCATCAAACGAATATGTATTTGGTAAGCGTGTCGATGAGCAGGATGTGGTTTGGAATCGAGAACGGGTGAGTAACGCGATGGACGGGATCGGCTGTAACATTACCGGCGCAGACGAGTTTATTTTCGGACACACGCCAGCTCGCAGCCCGATGAACTTCTTCAATCAGCGCTATATCGATACTGGCGCGGTGTTTGGTCACGGACTTACTGTTATCCAGATAGGAGATAACAATGGCTAACCTTCGGAAAGAAGCTCAAGGCCGAGAATGCCAAGTTCGGTTGCCCGGCATATGCAACGGCAACAGCGAGACGGTAGTGCTGGCTCATTTTCGAATGGCTGGATTATGCGGCGTAGGGATGAAGCCTAACGACTTATTCGGCGCTTGGGCATGCTCAGCGTGTCACGATGAAATAGACCGCAGGACAAGGCGCATAGACGCTGGAGAGGCTCACATGGCACATCTTGAGGGCGTAATACGAACTCAGGCTGCGCTGATTGCAGAGGGAAAGCTAAAACTATGAGGGAATACCGGCTAACGCTGCCGTACCCGCCGAGCCTAAACACATATTGGCGACACGCAAGGCAACGGCACTACATCAGCGAGAAAGGCACAAAATACCGACAAAACATTATCACCATCATCCAGCAACAAAACCTCGATATTCACACCACCTCCAGACTCAAATTCTCAATCACTGCCCACGTACCAGACAAACGCCGCCGAGACTTAGACAACCTGCAAAAGGCCGTCTTTGATTCGCTTGTGCATGCTGGATTCATGGAAGACGACGAGCAGATTGATGATTTCAGGGTACGGCGCGGTGAGCTAGTGAAAGGTGGCAAGCTGGAAGTGGTCATCACTGAATTGGAGAGCTTATGGATGCCAAAATCCGAACCATACCCGACATGCTAGTCGATACATACGGCAATCAGAGCGAGCTAGCACGACGCCTACACATAAACAGAGAAACCATATCCAAATATCTCAACGACAAAGAGGCCAAGCACCACGCCATAGTTAACGGTGTATTCATGTCATCACGCGGAGATTGTGGGAAGAACAGGTGGGGTAAGCGATGAATATAAGGCAGTTGGAACTCACCAAAGAGCAGCATGATTGGATTAATGGCTGGCTAGAACTGTGGGGCGCATGGGTTTACTCAGGTCGATTAGAGAAGCGCATGAGCAGCGTTATAGCTCAATACATGGCAACCGTAGAGCCAAGCGGAACACCGACGCGCCCAATGTGCAATGATGATGACGGAATGTTGATTTCTCAGGTCGTAGATTCCGCTCTCAAAATTGACAAAAAAGCCTTCGGAATTCTGCTTAGCTACTACGCGCATGGTTCTTCTAAGCGAGCCATTGCATCTTACTATCACGCCACTGCAAAACCCCGCAAAATCGACCGAGGGCGTCTTGGTGAAGGTTGGAGAAAGCCATCACTAGGAACCTGTCGAAATGAAATCGATGAAATACTAAAGGCAACGCTATGGATTTTGCATGCTCCGCTCGATATTGCATTTAAAAACCGTAAACGTGTGGCTAAGATTCAAAAAATAGCGTGATATTCGCTTGACTTTGTATTATCCATTTAGCCATAATAAGAGGGTAAGGTGTCGATAGTGTGTCTTAAGCATGCTTCGGCACCTTTTCTATTCAGCACATCACTCAGCGAAGAAGGGTAAACCGGAGCGTTTGGTGTGCTGCACAACTGCATGAGTATTAGTCGGAACGGCAATCGGCCGCCATGAGTATGCTAGAAGCTGAAAACTCGCGGCCGATTGTGACAACGCCTGTCAGTGCTCATGACAGTTGTGGATATACCGAAACACAGGTGCAAGATATGGTGTGATGCCGAAAGGCTGGGACAGACCTGCATCCACAGCAACACATTTTCAAGCCTCGCCACTGTGCGGGGCTTTTTGCATTTAGCGTCATCCAAAACCAACCAACCGCACTCACACATCCTCTAGATTGGCATGGATACGGGTGACGCTATTCCCTAATTAATTACTCAGCGCCTAACCCTACGGGGAGGTGAGACGATGCTACGTATGGACAAAATCACAACAGGTATTTCCTACGGAGCGTCAGGCGGTAGCGCCTTATTCTGGCTTAAACAACTCCTTGATGGCTTCTCACCTGAACAGTGGGCAGCGTTTGGCGTTCTTGGAAGCCTGCTATTTGGCCTCCTGACGTTTCTAACGAATCTCTACTTCAAGGTAAAAGAAGACCGGCGCAAAGCCTCAAGGGGTGAGTAATGAATCCATCCCTGAGAAATAAATTAAGCGCGGCAATGATTACCCTCATCGTATCAGGTGCATCGGCTCCGGTATTGCTTGATCAGTTTCTCAATGAGAAAGAAGGAAACAGCCTAACAGCGTACCGAGATAGCGGTGGCATATGGACGATATGCCGTGGTGCAACGATGGTTGATGGTAAGCCAGTCGTTCAGGGAATGAAGTTAACGCAGCCCAAATGCAGCCAAGTGAACGCCATAGAGCGCGATAAGGCATTAGCTTGGGTAGAGCGAAACATTCACGTCCCCCTTACCGAACCACAGAAAGCAGGCATTGCTTCTTTTTGCCCTTACAACATTGGCCCCGGTAAATGTTTCCCTTCAACGTTCTATAAGCGACTTAATTCAGGCAATCGGAAAGGTGCTTGTGAGGCAATCCGTTGGTGGATTAAAGATGGTGGCCGTGACTGCCGGCTGACCAAAGGCCAGAAGAATGGCTGTTATGGTCAAGTGGAGAGGCGTGATCAGGAAAGTGCGCTAGCGTGCTGGGGATTGGATGAATGAGCAAGTTAACCGCTGTATTGCTGACTCTGTTGGCATTGCTTGCTGTAGGGATTGGTGTCCTCTGGCACAACAACGGAAAGCTGAACGAGAAAGTTAGCGATCTGGGCGCCAGCCAAAAGAGCGCGGCGGCAATCACTAAAAACGTCCTGACAACTGTCACTCTATTCAACCAAATCTCCGAGGCTAACCAGAATGCAAAAGCTAAGGACACGCTGGAGTCACAGAGAGCCGAGAATGACATCAAGGCTGCTGTTGCGAATGATGATTGCGCTAATCGTCTTATTCCTGCTGATGCAGTTAAGCGGCTGCGGGAGTACGCGGACGGTATACGTTCAAGCTCCGATAATCCCGCTACCTTCTAATCTGACTGCTGAAACACCGAAACCAAAAGTACCGAACTCAATGTCATGGTCAGATATCCTTCTGCTAAACGCTCGTCTTTATTCAGCTCTAAAGCAGTGCAATATAGACAAAGCAGACATTCGCAAAGCTGAATTAGCCAGACAAACAAACACCCAATAGAGCCTCACTTCGGTGGGGCTTTTTTACATCTGCATTTCACCGCGCTTTCACCGCGCATCGTAAACCCCGAAACCATTCACAAAAGCGACCTCTGAGAACTCCATCGAAGCATGGTGCGATCGGGTATGGGCGTTCTGGTGAACAGAGGTTTCTTTTTTGAAGGTATTCGCCATGCAATATCCAGTAAATGATCACCCAGCAATTATGACCAGTCTTGAAATTTCAGAACTGGTAGAGAAACGACACGACAATGTTAAAAGAACAATCGAAACCCTCGTTGAAAGGGGCACGATAGCTTCTCCTCAAATTGAGGAAAAGCAAACGGCAGGCAGACCGGTAGCTGTTTATGTATTTGAGGGTGAAAGAGGTAAGCGTGACAGCATCATCGTAGTCGCTCAGCTTTCACCTGAATTTACTGCCAGACTTGTCGATCGCTGGCAGGAACTGGAGCAGTGCTTAAGCCATCCGGTCAGAATCCCGCAGACATTGCCGGAGGCGCTTCGTCTTGCTGCTGACCTTGCTGAACAAAACGCAGCTCTCGAAAATAAGTTAGCAGTAGCAGCGCCAAAGGCTGAATTCGTTGATCAGTACGTTGAGGCATCCGGTCTGATGGGATTTAGAGAGACAGCGAAAATTCTGAAGATAAAAGAAAACGATTTCCGCCTGTTCCTGATTGATAACGGGATCATGTACAAGCTGGCTGGGAAGCTAACCCCATACTCACAGCACCTTGATGCAGGCCGATTCGCTGTTAAGACGGGCGAGAACCAGCATAACGGCCACGCATTCACTCAAGTGAAATTCACGCCAAAAGGTATTCAGTGGATAGCTGGGCTTTGGGCTGCCAGCCAGTTACAAGGCAAGGCTGCCTAAGTGCAAATAGTTAGAGAGCCACTTTCACAACGGCTCTTACCAATTCCCCCGACAAGGAAACAGATTGCATAACCCCGAAAGGATGGTGATCCAATCTTGACGGCTCGGAATAGACGAGAAGTAGCGGAGCAACTCTGTTAAGCGTGGCAATGCTGCGAATACAAAATCCTGTCAATAGATAATTATATAGAGCCCAACAGAGTTTTATATAGATATAAAACCCCTCATGTCTCGGGTTTCCCCGGTGATGTATTTAAATTTGTAGAGGATTATTCCATATGCCTACTAAATGTATGTCAGTTGGCGGGTACCCAGTAAACGTAGCTACTGAAAAAGATATCCCAACACCAACTACCATTCCCACCGGAACGGATGCACAGCTACAGGCTGGCACAGACACAACACCACGCCTTTTCAGTGCAAAGATGATTCATGATGAAATCGCACGGCAGATTGCTGCTATCCCGGCTTCATGATAGAGGTTATTTAAATGGCAAGGCCAACCAAGTACCAGAAGGCGTATGCCGAGCAGGCTCGCAAGCTGTGCATGCTTGGTTACACCGACGCTCAATTAGCAGACTTTTTCGAGGTCGCTGAAGCGACAATCAACACGTGGAAAAAAGAGCACCCAGAGTTTCTGGAGTCCGTAAAAAAGGGGAAGGACCTTGTTGATGCTGAAGTAGTCGATAGCCTCTTTCAGAGAGCAATGGGATACGTTGCCCCGGACACTGATATCCGCGTGATTGATAACAAGATAGTCAAAACGCAAATCAAGAAGCATTACCCGCCCGACACGGCAGCCGCCATATTCTGGCTTAAGAATAGACAGAAGAAAGACTGGCGAGACAAAATCGACCACGGCATTGAAGGTGCCGGTGGTGGTCCGGTGCAGGTAGTGAACTACACCCCAGCAGACTACGCGCTAGCGCAGAAAGCACTTGAGGGGAAACTCGAAGACCTGGATTAAACGTATGAGCGAAATCATCGAATGGGAGGACTTAACTTTCCCTGATCGCGTTGTGCTCAAATCCAAGTCAACGAAGTCGTTCCTCAACTTTACCCGCGTTTGGTTCGAGCTGATTCAGGGTGATCGGTTGCTCGTTAACTGGCATCACAGGCTAATGGCATCAAAGATTGATGATCTGATTGCTGGGCGATTAGAGCCACGCAACCTGATTATCAACATACCTCCCGGCGGCACCAAGACTGAGTTTTTCTCCATCCACTTTCCGGCATACGTCAATGCACTGGTGCAGGAAGGTAGATTAAAACGTTTCCGTAATCTGAACATCTCGTTTGCTGACACACTAGTTAAACGCAACTCGCGCCGAACCAGAGACATCATTGCAAGTCGAGAATATCAAGAGTTCTGGCCTTGCTCATTCGGCGTGAATCAAGCGGAAGAGTGGGAGATAAAAGACGATCGCGGTCGCTCAATAGGGCAGACGGTATCCCGCTCCAGTAACGGGCAGATTACCGGTGGTCGTGGTGGCTACTTCGGGCCTGAGTTCTCCGGCATGGTTATGCTGGACGACTACAACAAGCCAGTGGACATGCTGAGTGAGTCACGCAGGAACAGCGCTAACACGCTGCTGGTGAATACCATCCGCTCCCGTCGTGGTGATAAGTCCAAAGAGCATCCAACACCATTTGTGAGCATTCAGCAGCGGCTACACACTGATGATGCTACCGGCTTCATGCTGGGTGGTGGCATGGGGGTTAAATTTCATCACGTCGCTATCCCGGCGATGATTGATGAGAAATACATTCAGTCTCTCGCTGAACCTTGGCGCTCGCTGTGCTGGGAGACTGTCAAAGACACTGATTATGTCGAAGTGTCTGGTACTCGCTATTGGTCGTACTGGCCTCAGATGGAAGATGTGAATGACCTCCTGCAATTATGGGAGAAAGACCGTTACACCTTCCTGTCTCAGTATCAGCAAAACCCAATGGCGCTGACCGGCGGCATTATCGACACCGGATGGTTCCAGACCTATACCACGCTTCCTAAACTGACTCATCGCGCCGTTTACGTTGATACCAACAGCGGAAAGGTAGAGGACTGGCTGGACTACACCGTATTCACTTTGGTTGGTATGGGGGTAGATGGAAACCTCTACATCATCGATGTGGTGCGTGGACGCTGGGACCCGGAAGACCTTCTGAAGAAAGCTGAAGAGGTCTGGGAGAAATGGCGCATGCAAGGCTCGATGCGAATCATGCCAATGCGTCACATGGCTATCGAAGAGAAACAGGCCGGACAAGGTCTAATCACCACTCTTAAGAAGCGCAGCGCAACACCCGGTCAGATTGCTATCCCGGTGAAGGAGATCCCTCGCGGCGCTGGCCAGAACAAACTGGTTCGCTGTCTCAACGTCATTCCTCAGATTAAGACCGGCAAAGTCTACGTTCCAGCAACGCACACGCAAGATGGTGCGGCGATTATGCACACCTATTACGAGGACGGAACAATCGCCGGGACGACATCGTGGGTTCTAACTGCAATGACAGAGTGCGCAGCGTTCTCAGCCGATGACAGCCACGACAATGACGACATCCTTGATACATGGATGGACGCCATCGATGACAACCTTATTTCCGGTCGCCAGCCAATGGTAATCGACCCAAGCCAACTCAGGAGAATTTAAGTGCGGTGGAAATGGTGGAAGAAAGAAATCGCCGCGCCTGAGCCGGTGAAAGAGCCTGAAAAGGTTCAGATGAAGATTAACCCGATGTCCGTCGCAGAGATACAGCCCAAGCCGCCGAGAGAGTTCAAACGATACGAGCCACCAAAGGGGTTATCCCAGATAGTATCGAGAAAAGCGTTCTAGCTATGGACTCAACTCCATATGCAACTCTGAACGACGCGTACACAGGATACACCTACGGCTACCCTGACAGTTTTCCCGGATATCCATACTTGGCAACGCTGGCACAGAAACCGGAATACCGGAAAATGGTTGGCACCATCGCTGAAGAGATGACCCGCAAGTGGATCAAGTTGAAAACTGTTGGTGATGAGGATAAATCAGACAGGGTTAAGCAGCTCTACGATGCGCTAGACCGGTTCAATGTTCGTGACCGATTCCGTGAGGCGGCTGAACATGACGGCTACTTTGGTGGCGGTCAGATTTATATCGACGTTCAATCGGCTAAAGGGGTTTCTGCATGGACTGATTCAGTAGAACTGCAGTCAAAACTCTTCCTGTCAGACAAAAAGATTAAGAAAGGTAGCCTAAAAGGCTTCACTGTAATTGAGCCAGTCTGGACTTATCCCGGCGTGTACAACACGGCCAATCCGATGAGCCCTGACTTTTACAAGCCTACGGAATGGTTTGTTATGGCTAAGACGGTGAATTCAAGCCGTATGTTGGACTTCGTATCGCGAGAGGTTCCTGACCTGCTAAAGGCGGCCTACAACTTCCGTGGGTTGAGCCTGACGCAGATTGCCGAGCCGTACGTGAATAACTGGCTGCGCACCCGAGACAGCGTCAGCGACATGATCCACTCGTTCAGTATCCCGGTCATCGGAACGAACATGAGCACTATCCTGCAGGGTGGCGGCGCTGAGTCGCTTCTGGCTCGATTGCAGATGTTCAACCAGTGCCGTGATAACCGTGGGGCGTTTGCGAAGGATAACGACGCTACGCAGCCTGAGACGGTGGAGTTCGTCAACGCACCTCTCGGCACTCTGGACGCGCTACAGGCTCAGGCACAAGAGCAGATGGCGGCAGTATCAAGCATCCCTCTGGTTAAGCTCCTAGGCATATCACCCGCCGGGCTTAACGCTTCGTCAGACGGTGAGATTCGCGTCTTCTACGACTACATCCACGCTCTGCAGCAGTCTATGTTCAAGGATAACCTGAAGCGCGTTCTGGACATCATTCAGCTTTCAGAGTTTGGCGACATTGACCCGGAAATCTATTTCGAATTCGAGCCTCTCTACGAGATGAGCGCGAAGGAGAAGGCGGAGATTCGGAAAATTGATGCTGATACCGATGCGGTTTACACCACGATCGGCGCGCTGTCGAACAACGAGGTGCGCGAGAAGATCGCCGAAGACCCTGAATCACCTTATCACTCACTGGACCTAAGCGATGACATCGACCTCGAAGAAGAAGATGGCGAAGACATCGACCCTGAAAACGATACCGCCGGTCAGACCTAACGCAGGTGTTGAGGCTTGGTATCGACGCCAGCTCGATAAGCAGATCCGAGAGATGCAGAAGTCCGTTGTGTACTGGCTCACCGCAAACTACAAAGCGAGCGGTGCGGCAGTGGCAATGGACGCATCTCCTGCTGTGTTTATGCGTGACTCGATGAAGAAACTGGCTAAGCGCTGGACGAAATCATTCGACAGCATTGCGCAGAAGCTTTCTGACCGGTTCGCTGGTGATGCCATGAAGAACTCTGACGTGTCGCTGCATAACTCGCTGGAGACTGCTGGATTCACGGTTGAATTCAAGATGACCGCGCCGATGAACAACGCGCTTCAGGCCACCATCGCCGAAAACGTCGGACTGATTCGTTCAATCCCGGAGAAGTATTTCACCGAGGTTGAAGGTCTGGTGATGCGCTCGGTTGCACGAGGTCGTGACCTGTCTTATCTCACCGATGAGTTGCAGAAGCGCTACGGCATCACCCGACGCCGGGCGGCGCTCATTGCACGCGATCAGAATAACAAGGCCACCTCCGTCATGCAGGCTGCAAGGCAGCAGTCGCTTGGCATCACGCAAGGCATCTGGCGACACTCTCATGCTGGCAAAGAACCTCGACCGTCGCACGTTAAGGCTGATGGCAAGAAGTTCGAACTCAACAAAGGGATGTATCTCGATGACAAGTGGGTGATGCCAGGCGAGGAAATCAACTGCCGCTGTACCTGGTCACCAGTCATACCGGGTCTCTCATAAAAACTCAAATCAAAACAAGGTCGCTTAGGGGGCCTTTTTTATTGCCATAAACGGGGAAGTCTATGGACGAACTCGAATCTTACTCGCTGGCCGAGGATGAAGATAAGTGGATAACCATAAATGGTTCGCACGTCAAACTTGATGAAAATGGAGATGTTGTTGCTGGTGCCGAAGGAAAGATAAACGGCCAAAAAGAAGAAAGGAAATCTACCGGAGCAAAGTTATCTGCTAACGAAAAATCAGCCATTTCGAGTTATTCAGGCGATAACTTCTTAAAACTAAACTCGGGCCTCCGCAAAGGTAAAGATGAAGACCCTGACGTGGCGCGTATTGATTCAGCTATTAGCAAGGGAAGTCTAGATGGTGGAACGCTTTACCGAGGAATGAGCAGAGAGGATGCAAAAAAGTTATTCCCTGGTGGTGACATCAAAAAGGGAATGGTAGTTTCAGACCCCGCATTTCTCTCCACATCAAAAGAGAAAAAGATCGCCGGCATGTTCAGCATCGGCGGTGTAATGCTCCAGATAGAAACAAATAAAGGCGATAAAGGTCTGGATGTTACCGGATTATCCAGTAACAAGCATGAGGATGAAACTCTTCTTCCCCGCGATGCAAAAATGGAAGTGATTGGAGTACACCCTCCCAAGTCTCCTGGACAGCCAGTGACAGTAAAGGTCAGATACATAAGCGAGGAAAAGAGACCCGCTATGGACGGTATTACAGAAAGCCTAGCATTTGACCGCGCCTCTGTGCGCTCGTTTGATGGCAACGGCAGGCTTCAGGTTAAGGTCAGTAATATCAGCAAAGCGAATGTCTGCCCCTATTTCGGGAGAGAGATTCCGGGCGCTGAAAAGCTGGGTCTGGACCCCGAGAAGATTTATCGGCTCTGGCGTCACCCTGATGAACTGAAGAAAGCCGTAGCAACATTCAACAATATCCCACTCCTTTCAATCCATACACCTGACTTCCCCGGCGACCCCCCACACGAAAGCCGTGTCGGTGTTACGCACTCCAATGCCGCATTTGATGGGACGTATCTCACTAACGGGCTTTCCGTGTGGGACAACTCAGCCATCGCCGGTATCGAGACGGAAGAGCAGGAAGAATTGTCTTCGTCGTACCAATACGTCGCTGACATGACCCCCGGCACGACACCAACTGGTGAAGTCTATGACGGCATCATGCGGGAAATTATCGGGAACCACGTAGCGTTGGTCGAAACAGGCCGCGCAGGAAGCGACGTATTGGTCGCAGATTCACTACCACCGGAGTTAAAGCACATGAGCAAACGCAAAGCTGCGGCTATTCGCGCCACGCTGAAGCCGTTACTGGCAGCAGACGCGGATCTGGAAGCAGAAGTCCGCAAAGCACTTCTGGCTCTCGATGAAGCCGAAAAAGAAGACAAGAAAGACAATCCGGCCGAAGACGAAGAAACAGAGGAAGAAAAGAAAGAGCGCGAAGCCAAAGAAAAGCAGCTCAGGATGAAGAGACAGAAGAAGAGAAAAAGGAACGCGAAGCCAAAGAAAAGGCAGCCAAAGACGAGGAGGAGAAAGATAAAGACAAAGTCTCCAAAACGGCTATGGACTCTGCGATCCGCTTAGCAGCTGACAGCGCAACCAAAAAGGCCGCTCAGAACTTCCGCGAAATCCGCGAAGCTGAACAGGCCGTGCGTCCACTGATTGGTGATGTTGTTGCGATGGACTCTGCATCTGACGTTTATCGTACCGCGCTTGAGCAGTCTGGCGTTGACACCAAAGGCGTCCATCCGTCCGCGTTCCCGTCACTGGTGAAAATGGCGATCAGCCAGAAAGAAAGCACACGTCCTGCCTCTTTGGCTCAGGATTCCGCATCAATTAGCGAGTTCGAGAGCGCATACCCGACCGCTAGCAAACTGAAGCGAGGTTTCTAATATGTCAGGTTTTCAGAAGGCAATTAATCAGTACCCAGCCCCGGGCGTCGAAGGTGGCTTTGCGAGCACCAACCCGCACGCAACATATCTCGCAGGTGAAGCAGCTCTAGTAGCTGGCACCGGCGGCCTCACCGTAGGTCGTTTCGCATGGGACGTAAACGGGAAAGCGACTAACGCAGGCTCTGGTGCGCCATCGGGCTTTGTGCTTCGTGATGGGCAGGCGTCAATCACCGCATGGCTTGGTGAAGCGTCCATGCTGATTCAGCCGGGGCGCGAAGTCACTCTGGTGACCGCCGGTGATTTCTGGGCTCGCACCTCTACCGCAGCAACTCGCGGCCAGAAAATCTTCGCATCGCTGACAACCGGACAAGTACAAACCGGTGCAGCTGGCGCAACCATTTCCGGTTACGTCGAAACCGTATTCTCTGCTGGCAGCGCTTGTGACGCTAACGAGCTTGTCAAAATCAGCACTTGGAGCAAGTAATGAGCGAATTTCAGAAGCACTACTCAGCCGCAAGCGGCAAATACGGCATCATTCTGCCGGGCGCACGTGAATACCTAAAGCCTGACTTCGCCCAGAACTACCAATTGGCGATGGATGCGCAACCAACCATGGTTACCGCAAACAACGCAGGTATCCCGGCATACTTCACAAACTACGTTGACCCTGAGCTGATCCGCGTTCTGGTCACCCCGATGAAGGCAGCAGAAATCATCGGTGAAACCAAAAAAGGCGACTGGACCACACTGAGTTCTCAGTTCCCGATCGTGGAGTCAACCGGTGAGACCAGCTCTTACGGTGACTTCAACAACAACGGCATGACCTCCGCAAACGTGAACTGGGTTGCGCGTCAATCCTACCACTACCAGACCCACACCCGCTGGGGTGAGCGTGAGCTGGATATGTACGGCGCAGCGCGTATCGGTTACGCCGCTGAGCTGAACGTAGCGTCTGCTCTGGTGCTGAACAAGTTCCAGAACAAATCGTACTTCTTCGGTATCGACGGTCTGGCTAACTATGGTCTGTTAAATGACCCGTCTCTGTCAGCACCGGTTACCCCGGGCGCAACTGGGACCGGTGACGCAATCACTTGGGCAAGCAAAGATGGTCAAGCGGTATACGACGACATCGCGGGCAAGCTGTACGCACAGTTAGTTTCCCAGACCAAAGGATTGATCGAGCGTACCGACTCTATGACGCTGGCAATGTCGCCAACTGCGGAAGTAAACCTGACCAAGACCAACATGTATAACGTGAACGTGTCGGACCTGCTGAAGAAAAACTTCCCAAATCTGCGAGTAGAAACAGCGGTGGAATACTCCACTGATGCAGGTGAGATGGTTCAGCTCATCGCCGACCGTCTGGGTGAGCAGGATACCGCATACGCAGCGTTCACCGAGAAGATGCGCGCCCACGCAGTTGTGGTCGAAGAGTCTTCATGGAAACAGAAAAAATCCGGCGGTACTTGGGGGGCGATCATTCGCCAGCCACTGGGTATTGCTTCAATGCTGGGAGTGTAATTGATGTCCGAGAAAATCGTAGTGGGATGCAAACTCCCGAATGGTCTGGTTGTTGAAATGGGTGGCTATACAGTCACCCTGAACGGTTCTAATTCAGCAATTGTTGTTGGCGGTTACGGCCTGACCGAGGGTGTCGATAAAGACGCCTTTGATAAATGGATGGAGGTACACAAAGACCAGCCATACGTGAAGAAAGAGCTGGTGTTTGCTCAGTCCAAGGCGTCGAGCGCACAGGCTAAGGCTGTAGAGAACGAAGAGGTTAAATCTGGCCTAGAAGGTCTTCCGCAAGACAAGCCAGCACCGGGCATTGAGAAAGACAAAGAGGCCATGAAGGCTAAGGGGTAATCATGGCGATCGTTGTCTTTGACATTAACGCATTTCGTGAACGTTACCCGGAGTTCAACGCCGTAAGTGTCTCGCTACTGAATGCGTATTTTGTCGAGGCAACGGTCTACCTGAATAACACCGATTGCAGCCCGGTTGTTGACCCGACGATTCGCGCCGTCTACCTGAACATGCTGGTTGCTCACCTTGCTGCGCTAAATTCTGGCGCGGGAGGTCAGGCACCATCTGGACTGGTAGGGCGCATTGCCAGTGCGTCAGAGGGTTCTGTTTCGGTATCCACAGGTGATGTGCCTACAAGCTCATCTTCATGGTGGTATCTGCAGACTCCTTATGGCGCAGCATACTGGCAAGCTACTGCGGCATATCGAACCATTCAGTATGTTCCCGGTGCGTCTCCTTCGTTTTACCCGTCGCACTATTACCGCAGACCAGTTACCCGGAGATAGTTATGGCTACGTTCAGTGGTGGTGATGAACTGCAAAAACGACTGGCGGAGATTGCCGCCAATCTTGGAGAAGGGAAAACCTTGAGAGTTGGCTTTCTAGAGGGTGCAACATACCCTGATGGGAAGTCCGTTCCCATGATTGCGGCGGCCAACGAATTCGGCGACCCAGCAATGAACAGGCCTCCTAGACCGTTTTTCAGGAACATGATCGCCGACAAATCACCGGGATGGACAGAAGACCTAGTGAAGATTGCAGAAGCCACCGGCTACGAAGCTGAAACAATGCTTGGGCTGATGGGAGAGCACATCAAGGGTCAGTTACAGGGCTCTATCAGAGACCTGATGGAACCAGCGCTTTCTCCAGTCACAATTGCCAAAAAGGGATTCTCAAAGCCGCTGATTGAAACCTCTCACATGCTAAATAGCGTCGATTATGACATTAAGGATGGCGTATGAACCTGAGAGGCATAGCTAACAGAGCTACCAGCACAATCAACCCGAACGTGCCGGGAGTGTTTCAGGTTAACACCGGATTCACCACGCTACCCGGGGGAAAGAGAGTACCTTCGTACAACAGCGTCGATGTGATCGTGCAGCTACAGGAACTCTCATCTACAGACCTGCGGCAAGTGGATTCCGTCAACATTCAGGGGATTCTGCGCAGCGCCTATCTGAACGGCAATTTCAACGGTGTGAATCGGCCTGAACAAAAAGGCGGAGACATCCTGATGATTGGCGAAGAGAAATGGCTGGTCGTTAAGGTGCCAGAGCTCTGGCCTGACTGGTGTCGGGTAATCATCAACCTTCAGAGGTCAACATAATGGCAACTCTCGATATAAAAGAGATTGACCTGCTTGTGCCGCTGCAGGCGTTCCTGATGGAAATAACCGGACTGACTATTGACGACGTGCTGGACGGGCAGCAGAACCTAACCCCAATGCCACTTGGCGATTTCATCGTGATGACTCCAATGAAACAGATTGGACTGTCTACAAACCGCGTGAAGTATGTCGATAACGGCGTATATGGAGACGGATTGCAGCAGAACCAGCGCAGTACGCAATGGCCATGTCAGATTGACTGTTACGGCGAGAACGCAGCGGATAATGCAGCAGTGATTGGGACACTTATCCGGTCAGATTTCGCTTGCGAATGGTTCAGACAGAATGGCAGCACACTATCACCCCTTTACTGCTCAGACCCTCATCAAACCACGATGATTAACGGCGAGCAACAATACGAAAGCCGCTGGACGCTGGACTTCATTGGGCAATACAACCCGGCTGTATCCACGCGACAGGACTTTATGGACAGCATCACCGTCGGCGTAATTGCCGCAGATTTAAAATACCCACCGGAGAGTGCATAAATGGCAATCCCATTACGCAAAGATATCCAGATTAACCCTGGCGTTTTGCCTGCGGGCGGTTCAGCGCTTGATCTGAATGGCCTTATCCTTACCGACAGCGGTTATGCTCCGGTAGGTACAGTAATTTCGTTTACCACAAAGGAAGATGTCGCGTTGTACTTTGGCAGTGCATCTCCTGAATTCAGTATGGCTGAAGTGTATTTTCAGGGTTATGACAATTCGACCAAAACCCCTGGTGCATTGTTGTTTGCCAGATTCAACCCTGACCCTGCGGCGGCATGGCTTCGCTCTGGATCAATGGCCGCTGTTACGCTAGACCAGCTCAAACTACTGAGTGGCGTTCTTACCCTGTCAGTTGACGGTACATCGCATACTTCCGCAAGTATCGACCTGAGCACCGCAACGAGCTTTGCACAGGCCGCAGACCTGATTGAAACGGGTATCGGCTCCAGCGTTACTGTTGAGTTCGACACCACACAGAAGCGTTTCATCATCACATCTGCAACCGCCGGTGGTGCCAGTAAAATCACTTACGCCACAGGCACATTGTCGGCAGGACTAAAGCTGACTGCTGCTACCGGCGCGTCCCTGTCACAGGGGGCTGATTCTGCGGTGGTGACCGATGCAATGCAGGCTGTACTGGATGCATCTCAGAACTGGGCAATCTTCACCACCTCGTTCACTCCGGATGAAGAACAGGCGCTGGCGTTCTCAGCATGGGTTAACGGGCAGAACTATCGCTTTGGCTACGTGCCATTCATCCTTGAAGAGTCTGCTCTAGTGTCTGGTTCAGCGGATACCCTGACATACAAAATAATTACCACATACGACTACTCGAACGTTATTCCGGTATACGGTGACCAAAGTCATGCGGCCAGCGTTCTCGGTTATTCAGCCTCACTCGACTTTGACCGTCAGGAAGGCCGCGTTCCATTTAAGTTCCGCTCTCTGGGTGGGCTGCTACCGGAAGTTACCACGTCAGCGAACTACGATGCTCTGATCGCCAATGGTTACAACTTCTACGGCGCGTACACGGCTAACAACTATGACACGCGATACTGGGCCGATGGCACCGTAACTGGTGACTTCAAATGGTTCGACTCCTTCTGCTTCCAGATTTGGCTGAACGCCAACCTGATGCAGGATGCGATCGAGTTGTTCCAGTCTAACCGCAGCATTCCGTACAACGCGCGCGGCAAGGCAATCATCGAGGCTTCATTCGCTGACACCCTGAATCAGGGCATCACGTTTGGCGGCATCCGTACAGGCGTTAACCTTTCAAGCTCTCAGATCTCGGAGATTCAGAACGCAGTCGGCGCGGATATCTCTCCATCGCTGATCGCGAAAGGCTACTACCTATATATCGCCGACGCTACGCCTACCCAGCGTCAGGAGCGCACAAGCCCAAGTATGACCCTCTGGTACTGCGACGGCGGTTGCGTGCAGAAAATCACTCTCGCCAGCATTGAGGTGCAATAAATGTCGAACACTATTACAAGCGCTGATGCAATCTTTGCCCTCACAGTTACCAACCTTTTCCCAAGCGCCCAAACTCTTGAGGGCTACGCTGCTGACGCGATGTTTGCGCTTGGAGATACAGAGATGGCTGTGGGGGTTCGTGGTGCCGACGGTAAACTTTCCGGCGGGTTCGTGTTTGGTGAGTATCTCCAGACGATCACCATCATGCCAGACAGTCCATCTCGGGACATGTTCGAGACGTGGCAGTTAACGTCGCTAACGTCAAAAGCAATCTTCCGCTGCAACGCGACAATCATCCTCCCGGCAATCAGCCGTAAATTCACGCTCACCAACGGCATCCTGCAGCGCGTAAAGGCCATCCCAGATGCGCAGCGCGTACTTCAGGCGATGACATTCCAGATCAACTGGGAAACGGTAGTGGGCGAAGCGTACAACGCATAAGGGATCACATGGCACGTAAAGAGATTTACTACACCGTCGAGGACAAAGGCCGTGACCAAGGCAAGGTGTTCTTCATTCGCGAAATGGCTGCTTCACAGGCTGAATGGTGGGCTATCCGCGCAGGTTTGGCGATGGCTAAGAACGGCGTTAATCTTCCGGATAATTTTTCAGATATGGGCATGGCAGGCATGGCGAAAGTAGGCCTCGAAATGGTGGCTCAGATTTCTCCAGACGAGGCGCGGCCTTTACTGGATGAGCTGATGAAGTGCATTCAGTTTGTGCCAGATCCAACCAACCAGAACATTAAGCGAGCACTAATCGATGACGACACCGAAGAGGTGGTGACTCGACTTAAGTTGCGCAGTGAGGTGTTTAAGCTTCACGTTGATTTTTTCGCCACCGTCGCAGGTTAGACATTCCGCCAGTAATGGGGAGTGATGTTGCCGGACTGGTGAATTACGAAAACGTGCCAAGCACGATCGCAACCATCGTCTCCTCAAAGCTTGCGACCCTCTATGAACTGGACACAGTCTACGGAACAGAGGATTTGTGGCGTTTGCTGGAAATTAACACCGTGGATAATTACAACCAGATGGTCATCAACAGGGCGCAGGAGAGTGGCTGATGGCGACGATTATTGATTCACTGGTCGTTACCCTCGGCCTTGACCCATCCGGCTTTAAAAAAGGTCAGGATGAGGTTAAGAAGGGCCTTAACGATACCAGAAAGAAAGCGGATCAGACCGCAAAAGATATGGAGGCTGCCGGTAAAAGGGCGGCCTCTTTCTTTGGGTCAATTCGCACTGAGTTACTGGCTCTTGTAGGCGTAACCCTGTCAGCTCAGGGCATCAAGACTTTTATTACCTCAATGACGTCGGATCTGATGCGTCTCGGCATTGAGTCCCGTGCGTTAGACATCTCTGCTAAGTCTCTTGATGGGTGGGAAAGAGCGGCAACCGCTGCGGGTTCCAGTGCTGAGAAAATGGCTGGTACTCTGGGTTCATTCCAGAAAGTGCTCACTCAAATCAGAACTGGCGGCGGTCAGGATGATCCATTATTCGGAGCGCTTGCCGCTTTTGGTGGCGCGACCGGAGCGAACTTCGATTATCAGAATGATAACTCTGAAGCGATCATGCGCAAGATTGCCGCCAACTGGGGAAAATTAAGCAAAGATGCGCAGCGTAGATTCGGAGGGATGTTCGGGTTCGATAATGCAACTCAGCAAGGCCTATCTAATGGTAGTCTGGTTCAGGATGCTGATCGCTTTGCCAAGATTTCCAAAGCGACTGACGAGGCAACGAAGAAAGCGCTTGAGTTTAACCGCCGACTTGAGGAGATGAAGCAGAACTTCTCTTCGGCTGCGCAAGTTCTTTATGAAGCACTCATACCTTACATTGAGCGCCTGATACCCCCAATAGAGCAGTTTGGGGTATGGATATCTACTCACGGTCCGGAAATCGATAAATTCTTTAGTGATACTGCTGAAGAGATTGGAAAAGTTACTGATGCCGTAGGTGGCCTTGAAAATGCTCTGAAGATCCTACTTGTGTTTGTTGCTGGTAAGTGGCTGCTTGGAATGAGCAGTTCTATTGTAGGCGTCAAGGGGGCGATGCTTGCTCTTGGGCGCATCAGCCTTATCGCTGGTCTAGTTGAACTTCAGAAATACGCAGAACAGCTAGAGAAGAAATACTCTTGGCTTACGGATAACCCAGTCACCAATTTCCTAAATAAAGGTGCCGGAACAGATACCACTACTGAGTTGGGAAAACAGTTTCACGACTGGGTGTTAGACAAAACTGGCATTGAGTTACCTCGTGGTGACGGTTACAAATCCGCACCCCGAGGCATCAGAAATAACAATCCGGGAAACCTTAACTTTGCAGGTCAGTCTGGAGCTACAAAGGAAGGTGGAGAAAGCGGTCGCTTTGCGGTATTTGAATCAATGGAGCAGGGGGTTGCAGCCCTGTATCGCCAGTTGCAGATTTACTTCAAGAAAGGAGTAAATACTCTGTCGTCTATCGTGAAAACCTACGCCCCCGCTTCAGATGGGAACAACGTCGATGCGTACATTTCAGCTCTTTCAAAAGCGACAGGGAAAGGAGCTAATGAGGCGATTGATGCTGGAGATACCACAACTATCGCGCGACTGATGAAGGGGATTGTCGACCATGAAAACGGGAAAGGATACATCAGCTCATCCGACATTATGGGTGGCATTCAGTTAGGTGCTGGCTCTTCTGCATCTCGTAACGCGCCAGCTCAATCTGGAAGCCAGACAAACATCAACATTAGCAAGATCGACATACAGACATCAGCCGGTAGTGCCAATGCGCTTGGTGCTGACATCCAGAAAAACCTTCAGAGAAACCGCCTGGTAACACCGGCAATGACAGGGCAGGGTTAACATGGCATTTTCACTGAACGAAACAACGCTACTAAGTGCGATAAACAGCGGAAATATATTCTCCATCATTAACAGCACCCTCTCTCCTGGCTACGGGATTTATCTCAAGTCTGGATTGAGGGCGCTGTCTCCTTCATCGTTTCTTGGGATTGAGTATGGTGCGGATGCGTCGGTTGTATCTGCACCGATCGAAAAAGGGTCCTACAGTTCATTTAACAAGGTGAAACGTCCTCCTGTTATTCGCGTTCTCTTCACTCTTGAAGGCTGGACTGGGTTTAGCGGAAGCATTCCAAACCTGACTAACTTCACCCTGACCAGCCGGTCTGACATGCTGGCTGCTCTGGATGCGATGGTTGCTGATGCGCAGGTCTACGACATTGAAACACCTGACACGACGTATGAGGATTACGACCTTATTCGTTATAACTATCGGACATCAGATCGCGATGTGACCCTTCTCACTGTCGAGGCTATTTTCCAGTCTGTTCTTGAAGAGGCGGAGGTCACACTAACCAGCACTACCGCCAATAGCAACACAACGGCCAATGCCACAAGCAAGGCTGCCAGCACAGTGACGGAAAAGGCAAACTCAACCGCGACCAATTCCACGCTTGAGGATGTGAAGGGGGCGCTAACCGGACTGAAAGAGTCGGTATCAAGCGCAGCAACTACCGTGGCCACATCGGTTAGTAACGCAGTGAGTAATGCGACATCAGGCGCTACGAGCGCCATTAATGGAGCTGCTACATCTGCAATAAACAACCTTGCTACGACGGTCGATGAACTGGTTGCGGGGTTATCCTGATGCAGAACATATCCCTCAAACCTTTAAAGGCGCAGGAAGTGAGCGTAAACCTCGCTGGGCAGTCAGTGACGCTGCGTATCGTGCAGCGTTCCACAGGCCTGTTTATGGACATTGGAGTAGATAATCTCTGGATAGCGCAGGGCGTTCTCTGCCTGAACTGCAACAAGATTGTCCGATACCCCTACCTGAAGTTCAGTGGTGAGCTTTTCTTTGCCGACACGAAAGGAAGCCTTGACCCGGTTTACGATGAGCTAGGAACGCGATTCAAGCTCTTCTACGCCACAGCCGAGGAGATGGCGGCATGACTTACAAAAAGAGAACGCTTAAATTTGAGTTCACGTTAAAAGACGGCGCGTTTGACGAATCTGGCAACAACATCCTCACCATAGATAACATCAAGGCAGAAATTGAGATTGGGGCGTACGGTGGCATCACTGGCACCACGCTTGAGGCTCGCGTGTATGGTCTGGGCATCGATAACATGGCTCTGCTCAGTTATAAGGGCATCCAATTGAATGGCGCCAAGCAGAATATGATGAAGGTATGGGCCGATGACCGCCCTGTTTTCTTCGGGTCGATAACGAACTGTTTCGCGGATCTGAACCAGATGCCGGATGCGCCGCTGATTATCAGCGCGTTCTCAACTGGATTTGACCAGTCGATTACCGCCGCGCCATTCTCAAAAGATGGGGTTGCCAGCGTCAATGAAATCATCACCACGATCGCCGCAAGTATCGGATACACAGTGGTCAACAATGGTGTGCTCGCGAAGCTTGAAAATCCGTACTTTGAAGGGAATCCTATCTCTCAGATTCAACAGTGCGCCCATGCGGCAGGCATTGAAATAGACTTCAGGCTTGGCGCTATCTACATCTGGCCGCAGGGAGGAAGCATTGACGATACTATCCCGCTTATTTCCCCTCAGCATGGGCTCATAGGGTATCCAGTGTTCAGCAACTACGGCATTAACTTCCAGTGCCAGTACAGCGATCTGATATTGAGAGGGCGCAAGATTCAACTGGAAACGTCATTGCCAAATGGCAGCGGTGTTTACACTGTTCAATCAGCAGTCCACCACCTGTCAACATGGACAGAGGGCGGGCCATGGTCAACCATCGTCTGGGCGTCTATTGGTCAGCTTACTGTGAGGCAATGATGAACCTATTCACTAACCGCCCGCAGGACACATCGTCAGAAGCAAACGCGCAGCAGTTCCTGATGCATCAGTTCCTCATGGGTAAGGCGTTCATCACTCTCTCTCTGGTGACTGCCGTCAATGACAGCGGAGAGGTGGTATCAGTTAAGCCAATGGTCGACGGTTTCACTGGCGGCGGCGATCGCATTCCTTCCGGCGTGATAAGCGGGATTCCGGTCTGGAGGCTGCAGCGTGGGGCAAGCGCCGTAATTATGCCTCCAGTCGTAGGTGATATTGGCCTGATCGCAATCTGTGACCGTGACATCACTGCGGTAAAAGCAACAAAAGACGCCGCTCTCCCCGGTTCAAACAGAACACACAGTTACTCTGATGCCATTTACCTCGGTGGTGTGCTGAATGCCGAGCCAAGCCAGTACGTGAAGTTTTCCAACGACGGCATTGATATCGTTTCCCCACTGGTTGTTCAGGTGAACGGGAATACAGTCGTCGTTAACGCGGATGAGAAAATATCCCTCAACGCGCCAATCATTGAGGCGAATGGGCAGCTTACTCAGGGATCTGGTAGCTATGCTGGCGACGCAATGTTTGGTGGCACTATCACCGCCACCGGCGAAATAACAGGGAGTGGAATTAAGCTTTCTACACACAACCATAGCGGCGTGGAGCGAGGAAGCTCCAATACAGGCTCACCAAACCCATAACTCGCTCCGGCGGGTTTTTTATTGTCCGGAGTTTACATGCTAACCAAAAGCTTAAATTTGAATGTCGAAAAGTGGGACATCTCACTGGACGACACCGGAAGCATCGCTATCACCTCAAATCCATACGCAGTGGCTCAGGATGTAGCCTGTGCGTGCTCAACCTTCCTTGGTGAGGCATGGTACGACACCACTCTCGGAATCCCGTATTACGAGCGCATCCTAGGTCACTGGCCCGGCACTCAGCTTATCAATACCAAGATGGCTACCGAAGCCAAAAAGCTGCCATATGTCCAGTCGGCATTCTGCACAACCACCGTTGGAAAAGTAGATCGCCTCGCATCTGGCGTCATGACAATCACCGACACGAACAACATCCAGACCACAATCCAATTCTGAGGTAACAAATGGCTGAAGTAACCGTTAGCACAGCCGTCCCCTCCGTCACGTTTTCCGATACCGGCATCGCCGTTCCTGATGAGATAGATATTCTCAATGGGCGTTTAACTGACCTTGATACCGCCATGGGCGGCGGGATGAGTAAGAGCCTTACCACGCCGCAGGGCCAGATCGCCATGAGCGACACGGCTATAATCGGCGACAAGAACGACAATCTGGCATGGCTGGTTAACCAGATTAACCCTGACTTTGCTGAAGGCCGCATGCAGGATGCGATCGGGCAAATTTACTTCATTGACCGGATTGCGGCGATCGGGACAACAGTAACGGCCACGGCTACCGGATTAGTTGGGACGGTCATCCCGGCTAACAGCATCGCTCAGGATGCCAGCGGATATCTCTACTATTCATTGGCTGATGCGGTTATCCCGGCATCTGGTGCTGTTGATATCGTTTTCCAGAATCAGGCTTCAGGCCCGATCGCATGTCCTATTGGCGCCCTTAACACCATCTATCGCGCCATTTCTGGCTGGTCAGGCATAACCAATGCTACCGCCGGTGTGCTCGGTAACGAGGTGGAGAGTCGGGCTAACTTTGAATACCGCAGAAAGCAGTCAGTGGCCGGTAATGCCAATAATCAACTCGGTGCTGTATATGCCAACATCCTTGCGGCGCCGGGGGTGACTGATGCGTATGTAACTCAGAACAATACCGGTCTGGCAGTGGAGAAGGGGTTCACAGACTTTGAGCTTGAGCCTCATTCACTTTACGTAAGCGTGTACGGAGGAGCATCTGCAGACATTGCAAAGGCGATCTGGCAGAAGCTCCCACCGGGCCCATCAATGGTTGGCAACACGAGCTATACCGTCGTCGATGACGTGAATTACGTTCAACCCTATCCAGAGTATGAAATCAAGTGGCAAACACCATCGGCGGTCAGCGTTTATTTCAAGGTTGAACTAGCCAACAACAACGCACTGCCAGGCGACATAGTAAACAGAGTTCGCACCGCCGTTCTCAGCGCATTTAATGGCGAGGACGGCGGGACTCGAGCAAGAATTGGCTCGACTATCTACGCTGGACGATACTATGCCGGAGTTCAGGCTATCGACAGCGATAACGTTGATATATTCAGTATCACGATCAGCAGAGACGGAACCACTTATCAAACCTCTGCGTCCTTTGGCATTGATGAGGTACCAACGCTGGACGCAACCAACATCTCGGTGACACTGGCATGATAAACGTCGCGGATACCATCCTGACGCAGTATGCCGACAGCCCGAAATTAAAAAACCTGATTTATTCGTTCAATGAAGCCGTGGGTATAGAGGGTTTTCTCGATGATTTCTACGACATTATCTGGAACATAGAGACTGCTGACACCTACGGTCTGGACGTGTGGGGAAAAATAGTGGTTGTCAGCAGGCAGCTGACGGTAACAGAGAACCAGATTTACTTAGGCTTCAATGAGGCATCTTCCGACCCGGTGCTCGTTGATGACCCGCAACCATTTAACCAGGCTCCTTTCTACTCAGGCGAGCTATTAACCTCAACCGTAACCCTCACGAATGATGTTTACCGCAAGCTGATCATGATGAAAGCTGCGGCCAATATCTCTGACTGCACAATTCCAAATCTTAACAAGCTGCTGATGTTTATGTTTGGCGGCAGCGGAAAGTGCTACGTCAGAAACGATGGGGAAATGGTCATGAGTTACGTATTTGAGTTTCAGCTTTCAACGGCAGAGCTTGCCATTGTTCAAAGCTCTGGCGCTCTCCCTTCCCCTATTGGGGTGACCGTTAATATAGTTCAGCAGGTATGACATGAATTCATCAGATTCGCCATCAAGATTTCCTAAAGCATTTGGAATGAATGGGCTTAAGAACACCATTCCTACGGACTCAAGTACATCAACAGACAACAATGGCGTGGCAACCTTCGATAAAGGGTTCCCCCAAATTACAATGCAGCCATTGAGCGCAGGCGGTATCCCACCATCAGGTAAGGATTTCAATGGGATACTTTATGCTCTGAGCCTTAAGGATCAATGGGCTGATGCGGGGATGGGGTACACCTTCAATAGTGACTTCTCCAGCGCCATATCTGGGTATCCAAAAGGATCAGTTTTAACTAATTCAACTTTTAATGGTTCTTGGTTAAATCTGAATGAGGGAAACTCAACCAACCCTGAAGTCAATAATGCTTCATCTACCGGTTGGGTACCACTATCCAACTACGGGTATACATCCATCAGCGGTGTTAGCTCATTAGGTGTAACGCTCACAACACTACAGGCAGCAAAAGAAAGAATAATCATCTCAGGTAGTTTAACTGCTGGAATTAACATTATTTTTCCTACTTGGCTTAAAAAATGGGACATAGAGAATAATTGCACAGGTGCATTTTCGGTAATTGTCCGGACTCCATCTGGCACTGGTGTTGTAGTTCCTAATGGTCGAATCAGCCAAGTTTATGGTGATGGTACTGACATCAAGCTAATGCCATTCACAAACCAAAATAGCTCTGGAATACAGCGCTTCACGTCCTCTGGATCATTCACTGTCCCAATTGGAATAAATACCGTCTATATCTCGGGGAGTGGCGGTGGGGCAGGAGGTGGATCCGGCGGTGGTAGTAATAATGGATATAACGCTGGATCTGGAGGGGGTGGTGGTGCTGGGGCATCAGTTATAAAGCAGCCGCTAAGCGTTGTTTCTGGACAAACATACACGATCACGATTGGTGCAGGAGGAAATGCAGGGGTGGGGGTTAGTGCTGGCACTAACGGGACAAATGGAACATCCGGAGGGACAACTTCGTTTGGCAGCCTGATTTCGTTAAATGGTGGAACGTATGGTTCGGGAGGGACTGCTGGAATATCAGCTCAAGATGGGGCTGGCGGGGTTGGTGGTGACTATGGCGCAACTGACGGTACTGATGGAGGTGGAGTTGGTGGGAGCGGCGGTAGTGGGCCATTTGGTACTGCGTCGGGAGGTGGAAGAGCAGCAATAGGGGGAGGAAAACCGGCAAGGGATCCTTACGGTTATGGTGTTGGTGGTGGCGGAGGTGGTGCTGGCTATCAACTAAACGCGTCTGGTGGTGCTGGTAGCGCAGGCCGACCTGGAGTCATGATTGTGGAGTGGTAAATGATTGATGACAAGATATATGCCGTAATTTCGGAAGGCATTGTGATTAATAAAATTGTATGGAGCGGAGATAAAGCAAAGTGGGCCTCTCCGGAAACAACTTATGCTGTAGAAATTACGCAGCCTGATGTTGATGTAGGATTTATTTATAACAAGCGCAAGAAAACCTTCTCTCCTCCCCTGAAATAAAATACCAACCTATAAAGAGAAATAATAATGTCTATTGCTGATACTCAGAAAGCCCGGCTATATGCTAATAGGGCTGAAGTTGCTGCTGCCCAATGCCAAATATATACCGATGAGGCTAGAAGAGCCCCAGAATATACAGATCTGGCAAAACAATATGCTGAGATCGCTGAGGCTTCAGAAGAGGCCGCAACTATTGCTGCGCAGTCAGCACAACAATCATCAAACTCTGCAAGTTCAGATGCATCCAATGCTATTCAAGCTTCTAGTGAAGCACAAAACGCAAGGGATTCCGCTGTATCATCTGCAGAGTCTGCTTCAAGTAGCGCAACTAGCGCCAGTGATAGCGAGGAAATCGCTCAGCAAAGTGCTTTATCAGCATCAGAATCCGCAGCAACAGCAGCGGCAGCGGTTTCAAAAACAATTAGAGTCAATGATACAGATATATCTCCGATACCTGACGTTGCATCTAGAGCAAATAAGGTTTTGTCATTTGATGCCAGCGGAAATCCTATAGCCACCACGCCTTCTAGCGGTTCTGCTGCGGACGTTTTAAATGAGCTAGCTGCTCCGGGCGGTGTTTCTTTGGTAAATGGCGCTGTATCTGAAAGTAACTTATTAGCCCCATCTGCACCATCTGGGATTGGCGTCATGCCGCAAGGGAATCTTTCACAACTTTTGATTTACGTCACCCCTGAGCAATTCGGTGCGATAGGTGATGGCACCGTTCATCCACTTTCCGAGCGTTATTCAACTCTTGCTGCGGCACAAGCTGTTTATCCATTCGTGACGGCGTTAACACAGACTATCGATTGGGCTGCGTGTCAGGCAGCAGAGAATTACGCGAGAGGGAAGTGTCAGATTAATGTTAATAAAAACAAGATGTACCACTTCGGAAGCACTGATTATATAGAGTTTGGGCAAAAATCAGCGTGGATTGCGCCACCGCTAGGCGGTTTTGATTTTACAACCGGTTTTATCAGATCTGTACCAAGCAATTACGCGAGTTATCAATTCGGACAACTTTGCGTTGGTAGGGTTATGGATTCTGATAAGGCTGGTAGTTCTGACTCAGCGTTTCGCGATTTGACCATTAAGGGATTAACTTTCAAATGGGATACAGCAAGACATGTTGCAAGTAAGGGGCTTGGTACCATTGCGTTACACCTGAATATGGCTATAAAAGCAAATTTGGATGTGAGCATGTTTGGTGCTGAATATGCATGTTTTGGGTACAGCGCGTGGGGTACGCAAGGAATTATTCGTTTTGATTCGTGCCACAAAGGCGTTTACTTTGATGCGGTAAGCTTATCTCCAGAAAAGGACACGGTGGGTGGTTCAACTACATCACATCATATTGAACTTCAGGCTGATCATACCCCATACCCTATCTATCTGAAGAACTGTAATTATGCAAAATTCCACGGGTGGTTTGAAGGAGCGCTTGCGCAGTATGGCAACTACGACAGTGCAAATGAAACAGCGATGGGCATTACGCTTGATACGTGCAGTAATGTAACATTCGATATGGGGATAGAGGCGTGGGAAGGTGCTCATATTAATTGCATCGGTAACGTTGAAGCAGAATTTAAGCTTCATTATCTTCAAGACTCAACTGATGGTGTATTAATCAAGGGGCTTGGTACCCAAGGCGTAGCTAAGGTTATGCGAACCATTATGGGCGCAACTGATGAGACGGCTATAAGCTCATCAAATCGATCTTTGATTTATGTAGGTGTTTTCAGCAACATTTCAATAAAACATTATGCCCCGTATTATCAAAATATACCGATAGCACCTTTACTCCGTATATCGTAACTGTAGATCCAACTTCAAAAATTACCTTTGAACAATGTGGCATGCATCTAGGTGGGGCGTCGCGTCTTGGTGGTAGTTCAACAAACCTAAAACTTGCCCCTGCAAACTATCAATGCATCGAATCCATTGGCTGTATGTATATGGAACGGTATATGAAGGCAGATGAAACATATGACTATATCCGCAACGGGGTAAGCAGGCACAATGCGTGGCAAACGAAAGTTATTAATTCAGGAGATGGGCGGATCCAGCTTGATGCTCCGACTGGGTTTAGAATTGATGATTTCACTGCTCATGTTGTATCAAGCTCACAATCTTCGGCGGCGAGCAACTCTCCTCTGGCTATCGTATCTTCTTCAAATTCAGCAGTTCTATTGCAAACACCAATAAACACCACTGGCATAAGACTAATGTATAAGTTAACACTAAAGGTTATCGCCTAGAAAACACACGTTTTGCCATATTGAATGCTTATATTGGATGAAATTGGTTGCCCAAGTGTATACCATTCAAACATCTAAATTTGATTGGGCATTTGAGCATGGAGTTCAGAAAAGACGTCAATGGCTTAAGAGCTATCGCAGTGTTAGCGGTAGTTTTTTTCCATTTTAATCACAATATTCTATCGGGCGGGTTTGTCGGTGTAGATGTTTTTTTTGTGATTTCAGGATTTCTCATGACTACTATTATTTATGGGGGGATCTCAAGGAATAAGTTTAAGTTATGGGATTTCTATAAGGCGCGAGGGAGAAGGATAGTCCCTGCGCTTGCCGTTATGCTCTTAGTTGTTCTTATTTATGGCTGGTTCAGCATGTTTACTACAGAGTTCAAGACTCTTGGTAAACATGCTACATCAAGTCTGCTATTTATATCTAACATTGTCTATTGGAAAGAATCTAGCTACTTTGCACCGGGAGCAGAAGAGAAGTGGCTTTTGCACACATGGTCACTTTCTGTTGAGTGGCAGTTTTATTTGATATATCCAATATTTATACTTGCAGTAAGAAAAATATTTAGTAATAAATGGTCAAAAATATTAATATTACTTGCGACTATTTTTAGTTTGATAGTGAGTATTTATTCTTCAAGAATATTAGTTAGCTCATCATTTTTCATGCTCCCAACAAGGGCTTGGGAGATGCTTGCGGGTGGACTAGTTTATCTATATGGATTAGATAAGCTTAAAGGAAGAACTTCAGAAATAATAGGCGTTTTGCTTATTGTTTTTTCATTATTCTGCTTTACAGGAGAGGATTACTGGCCTAGCTATAATGCATTATTGCCTGTAGTTGGAGCTATGCTTGTTATATGCTCGAAAGAGCAAAGAGGTATCCTCTCTATTGCACCATTACAATTCCTAGGTAAAACATCGTACTCAATTTATCTATGGCACTGGCCAATATATTTATATATATATAATACATACGGCGGAGTAGACTATACGACATCAGGCATTGGAATCGTGGCGTCTATAGTTGTTGGATATATTTCATATGGATATATTGAAATGCCATGTAAGGAAAAAGACAGAAAGAGCAACTTAGTTCTATATGTTTTATGTCTTGCATTTTCTGTTTTTGTATATAATTTTAACGGTGTTAAAAGCTCTATCCGTCCGATATCTGAAACAAAAGCTAACGATTTGGTTGAGCATTATGATGGATATAAGTTCGATGTTGGCGGGATGTGGGATAAATGCAATGCTAGTGAGAAGTTGAAAAATATCGACGCATCATGTGTGGATACAGCAAAAAAAGGAGGGGTTTTCCTATGGGGGGACTCGCACGCAGGATCTCTATCGCTAGGGATAAGATCACTCCTTAGTGATAAAACTCATTTTAACCAATTAGCTGCTTCTAGTTGTAAGCCGAGTCTAACACCATTCCCTGGCATTATTAGCGCTACGATTGGGTGTAATTACTCGAATAAAATCGCCATAGATTCATTTAAAATTATAAAGCCAGATGTTGTGATTATTGCTCAGAGATTCAATCATGAGCAGACAAACTGGGTAGAGATTGCAGAAAAACTTCACTCAATTGGCGTTAAAAAGGTCATATTGCTAGGGCCAGTTCCACAGTGGAAAGGAAGCCTGCCTTTAATCGTAGCAAAAAATTATGATAATTCAGATATATACATTGAAGGTAAGTATCTTGATCCATCAATTGCATTAACAAATGAAATGCTATCTGAAATATCTAAAAAACAAAATCTTTTGATTTCGTTGATATATTTAACAGCTTATGTAAAAAGTCAGGAAATGATACAAAATGCATGAGTAGAGTTAATAGTGACTACACGATCATGTCTATGGATTATGGCCACCCAACGGATGAAGGGGCGATGTTTATAGCTGACAAAGTAATCAAACAACACATACCCAAAGAACTGCTTAAATAATAATAAAACAAAGCCCCAGAAGCTTGAGTGTCTGGGGCTTTGTTGTTAGCTATTGATCGCATGGCACCCTCACTTATGAGGGCACCATCGGGTGATAAATGATCAGTATGCTACCACAGGTATGTTAATCATCTCGGATACAAAAATCCCGAACCGCCTAGCGGTGCCTTGGATGATTTCGCCGGGATTGTTGGCGCCGCCTGTAAATGTTTCTTCCTGTCCCGTCACCGCATCTTTGTAGGTCAGAGTAATGATATAGCGGAATGTTGGCGCTGGATGCCCACGTTCTGGACTGCGGGCTGGAACAACTTTCTCTTTCTGGCTGAAATAGCAATCTTCCAGCTTCTCGAATACTTCCCACGCCTGATCGGTTTCCAGCATCTTTGCATGTCTAGCTGCGCCGCGTTCTGTCCATAAAGTTAACTTCGGAGTTCGTTTATCTACTTGGTGACTTGAAGTCACCGAGTTCTTAAGTTCACGTAATTGCTCACCTTTTATCAGGAAGTAATGCTTACCTTCGACAAAGCGATCTTTGTTCCTGCTGTAATTTTTTTAATGTTAGCGGTGTCTGTGCCATAGAGATTGGCTAGAAGTTCGGTAGTAACAACCGGTATTTGATTGTGAGTAATCGGAGAAAGGGATTCTATGGAAATGTGAGTGGTCATGATGACCTCCAGTGGTTTTGTATTTTAAAACACCACCAAGAGGTTGCAATCTCACTGGTGGTGAACTGAATGGGGTTGCAACAACTGGACAAAACCAACCAGCCTACCTTTCGGTAGCCCCACCCAGCCCACCATTGAGATGTGACTAAGTGCACGACATAAAAAAACACGCTCGCGGCGTGTCATTTGGTCGCGGTTTTGTTCAGCGGGGTTGCAATCCCGACACCTGATTTTGCAGGTGCATCGAGAATATAGCCCACAGTGAATACCGCGTCAAATGTTGCAGATGATGGTGTAGAATCACAATACCAAAGCATACAAGGACCCGAGTGATGAAAACATCATTTGCATGGATATTAGTTATTTTACTATCTGGTTGTGCTGCAACCCCTCAAGGGCAAGAAAACATCTTGGCAAAAGAGGTGCATAAATCTGCATCTGGAAAGAAATGGACGGTGATTGAACTGAGGGAGGATTACCTCCGTAAAACTGGGCAAGAATTGAAGGCAGCCAATACATTAGACTGCGGATGGGATGGCACGTGTTTTTACAACAGATGGGCCACGGCCTACGATGATGGGCTAGATCAGTTCACAAAAGAAAGCATCAAAAAAGAGCAGGAAGCGAAAGAGAAATGTATGTCTAACCCTGAATGCAGCAGAAATCTTGAAATTTCTAAATATTCTTCACTATTGAATAATAGTTATCGTTTGGCTATTTATTCTCACCCATATCAGCAAGCTGATTATGATATGGCGGTCAGGACTATGTGTGATAAGGCTTATGATGCTCAAGTGAAATCAATGAAACTTGATGTTCTATTAAATAATCTAAGAGATATACCAGGAATTGCACCGAACGATAGAGAGCAAATTGTTTCAGTGGCAGAGGCGTGCTGGAATTTGTCTCGGCTAGATTATGATTGGAGAAAATCACTTAGGTGA